CGCCTGTACGGGTGTTCCTAAAACCGAATGACGTACCCTGCCAAGATGTAGGCACACCAGTAGTTTCATTATTAGCACTCTGTAGTGTGATTGGTTTGTCGGCAGATATCAGTTTGTTTTCGTAGTCTGACGCACTAAGAGTAAGCGTCCCACCAGCCGAACTGATTGTGCCAAGAGACGATCCGTCAGCAGAAACAGTGGTGCTGTCTTCAAATGCCATGACCTTGACATTTGGATTACCTGTGTCTGTAGGAACGAAATACTCAGCGTTAAACGCACCGCCTAGTTCAGGGTTACCTCTTGCAGAGACACCAGTGACAGAAACGTCTACATCGGTTGTTGTAGTGACAGATCCAATACTACTGGTTGCAGATACACCAGTGACAGAAACGTCTGCTTCGCCATCGACAGTCGCCGCTCCCACATCACCGGTCGCGGATACACCATCAACAGAGACATCCACATCGCTTGTTGTGGTAACAGATCCAACACCACCGGTCGCGGATACACCAGTGACAGAGACATCTTGTTCAAAAAAGACAGTTACTGATCCAACACCACCGGTCGCGGATACACCGGTAACAGATACACTAACTGAAGTTGTTGTGGTTACTGAACCTACACTGGCGGTTGCTCCAGTGCTAATACCAGCAACTTGGCCCCAAGCAGACTCATTCCAGCCGCCCGCTCCCCAGCCCTCAAAGACAGCGACATCATCAATGTCCTGCCAGCCGCCTTGACCCCAATTGCCTTCGCCCCAACCGTTAGACACTTTAGGGTCTCCTTAACAACGCGGTTAGGCGATTCTGATTATTGCGTTACTCGCATTGGCTGTTGGGAAAACAACTGTAAAGTCGCCAGCACTAGCGGCCTTGTCTCCACCAAAATCCAAAACACAAACCGCTGGATCATTATTAGCGTAACCCCCGCCGGTAGTGCCGTCATCATTGTAAATTACAGCACCACGTACAGCAGAAATGGTTACAGTCGAAAATACAAGATCTGTAAAATCAGTAATCGCAGTTGAACTGTCGAGCGAAGGGTTAACGCGAGTAAGTGCACTCCCTCCCGCACTATAATTTGTACCAGAAATCTCATTATTCGTAACATATTTTGCTACGCTACCGTCCATCGTACTACCAGAACCGCCCATATCTGAGGGAACTGCACTATTATCAAACAGAGCTAGTTTGAAAGCACTGCCACCACTGTTTAAAAAATTATGTTTTGCTTCGAGCAGTTCTTTTTTAAAAGTATTGCACAAAGCATTTCCACTAAAGGCCATTACAGTCTCCTTATATATTCAGCTAGTTTGTCGTGACCAGCGTCTCTGATTGCATTATACACAGTCGTCCGATCTGAACGAATCGCCTGTTTCATATAGTGCGCGATAAACCTTTCAAGGCTATGTCTGAAAGCCCTAGCTTGATCACGAACTTCTGGTGTTGCACTGTCAGCAACACTAATTATTTTATCCGCACAAAGAGAAGCAAGTTCCTCTGGTGTGTGTCCTCGATTATTCGTAGTAACTATTTGAACCGGAGGTATTGCTCCCATTCCCATGCCATTTATCATTGCAACTTCCTAACTACTTTACCTACACGATACTCTTGTGTGACTTCTTTAGCCTCTCCCAAAACTTTAAGTGTAGCTATTGCCTCAACTAACCTAGCATTATAGTTTTGTAGGATGTCAGCCTCTCCCTTCATAAAAGTGTATGCCTCGTAGAGAGAACCATACAAAAGAGCAAGCTCTGCATTCTCAGAAAGCCAGGTGGTTCCTGATTCTGCTCCTGCCGTTAGGCTTGTTGGCCTATAATAGTAGTGTAACTCAACAGCAAGAGCACTAGCTGGTGTCGGTGCAATAATAAAGTTGCTCACGTCAAACACTGCATAATATCTAGGATTGCCTGTAGTCGCTGGATTAGGTGTAAATTCTTGTAGAAAGTTAACATCTTTAAACTGTAGGAAGTTCTTATTACTACTACTGTCTGTAAACGACAAAGAAAACGGTGCTAAAAAATCAGAAGGTATGCTTAAAAACTGATTAGACGAAGTAAAACTGGCTGTCACATTCTTGCGAAACAACGACAGTTGAACACTTTTAAGTATGCGTTCTTCAGCCGCTCGAATAAACAAAGGAAGGTTACTAACGAACGTTGTCTCTGTGTTCTCAGTGTAGTCTTGTATTGCAGTTTTAAGCGTTGCGAAAGTAAAACTCATGTCGTCACCGTAACCTCACCCACTTTGCCAAATAGTACTAACCGCTCTGTGGGCAGTCCAACTGAATCAGTGAGCAGAAAAACAGATACAGTTTCTGTCTGATCAGGTCTTGGGTCTCGAACAGCTTGTGGATCAGATACGTTGTTAGGTGCCTCTAGTTGTGGATGTTTAGGTTCATATTCATCTGGCCCAACAATCAAGCCTGTCCATTCTTTACGCATTTCACGAAGACGATAGCGAAACCCAGACCTGTCTGAGATACCGTATGTCTTTCTTGCAGAAGCGTATCTAGCCATATCAGAACCTTATGTACTGAATGTCTGGTTGTAGTTTTAAAGAAACACGATCCTCGTCTTCGTCTGCCGCACGTTGGAACTCTTCTTCGTACACCACCTTCAACAACTGCACTCTTTCTGGAGCTCGTTTCAAGGCAAGATAGTAAGCCAGACCAGCAACCATGCAAGGTAGAAAACGATACGGCAAATCTGTTGTGTTAACCAAGGTGTCGGCATCTTCTATCCTAGTGATGTAGTAATACACAAGTATGTCAGAACTGTTTTCTGGCGTAGGCCAAAGGGTGATCTCAGGACTAATCTGACGATTGAAGTAAAACTGTGAGGGTCTTCCCGTGGTTGTTTTAACAGGAATGTTTAAAAACTCGCTACGACTTATGCGATCAACACTGAAGTCCGTACCACTGCGACGAATAGCAACCTCAAGAATGTCACTCATTGGAGAAGCTAGACCATTGCTAGAAGTGTAAGCAGCCGTACCTGATGTCAGAGTTAAAGTGCCTTGACGAACTGTCCATAGGTTTACCCCACGGTTCGCCCACTCCGAGAACATGATGTTTAATGATCGACGTGCAGTTTTAGCGTCATAGCCTGTTCGTAACTCAAGCCCACATCTTTCGTAGGCTTCTTCAATTACATCTGCAACGTCAAGATCAAAGTCTGTTGATCCTGAAGTTGCCATTTACCGCTTCCGTCTGACCATACCGCCTTTGGCTTTCTTGATCATTCCACCCTTGGCTTTCTTGATCATTCCACCCTTGGCTTTCTTGACCATAGATCCTTTAGAACGTCTGACAACACCACCGTTCATCTTCTTGATCATTCCACCCTTGGCTTTCTTGATCATTCCACCCTTAGCTTTCTTGATCATTCCACCCTTGGCTTTCTTCATCATGCCGCCTTTGGCTTTTTTGCGACCTGGCATCTTACGTTACTCCTTACTTACAGTTTTTTGGTCTTTCGGCTTGTCTTTCGCTTTGTTCGCACCTTTGCTTTAGGTGTATTAGCGACTACAGTTTTACCTTTCGCTCCTGCTTTTTTCTTTTTTCGAGCGGTTGCTGCACGTTCGGAACGTGAAAGACTCCTGGCTTTTCCCGCTGGTAAACAACGGTCAGGGTTCTTCTTGTCTTTGCTTGTGCCACAGGGACCTTTGATCTTTCCATCTGTTCCGATCCGCACCCAGTTTTGTTTGAGCCATTTTTTTAACTCGCCCATCACATGCCCTTATGTCACACGTCGTAGTCTAACACTATCTCTTCACCCTCTTCTATTTTGCGTAGGGTTACTAAGTTATAGACTTTATAGTCATCCCAATCTTGAGACAACGCTAAATAACAGTTTGGCTCCTCTGAGTGGTTGATAAAACCACCCAAAGGAGTCCGTATGTACCCAGCAATCATAGGCACCTTAATGTGTGTGCTACCTAAATCAAACGCTTCTTCTATGCGTTGCGTAGCAAAAATACCTAACCCATCTATTTCACTTTCCCCAACCGTTACTTCGTCGGGCAGGGGTTTGTAATAGAACCTGTCGTATCTAAGCCTTGCCAAACTGTCTCCTGATTGCTTCTTTGCCACGTTTGGCTATTCTAGCTTGTTCTTGCTTACCGGCTACCTTTGCTCTTTGCTCCATGACAGTCAGTATCTGTATCTTTCTAGCAAATGGTTTCTTAACCTTTTTAACCTTTGCTACCGTATCTCTGGCATCTTGAACAGTGGCATACTTTATCCTAACGGTATCTTTTGGGTTCTCGTCAGTATACAAACGTCTGCCAGAGCCCTTGGGTTTTTTACCTGTTCCTTTTACCGGATCTTTTTTTCTTGCCACTGATCACACTCTGCAATGTTCTAGCTTGTCCAGCATGTGTCTTTGATGCTTTCTTCAAAGCACTAATGACTTTCTTTACTTTACTTTTGGCACGTTTAGCAACCATCTTATGTCCTACACACTAACCGTTTTCTTTTTTCGATTAGGCATAACCGCTCCACATCCGGTAGCTACGAAGCCACCGTTACTCATACGTCTAACTGATGTCTCTATCAAACCGCCATCTTTTCTGCCTTTGCGTTTACCGCCTTTGGCTTTCTTGGCATAGTTAGGATCTTTACAGTATTTAGATGCGGCGAGGTTTGCATAAGCAGAGGGATATGTATCAAAGGTTCTCTTCGCCCATGCTTTTCCCTCTGGACAAATCTTACCGCCCTTTTTCTTCTTAGCTTTTTTTGCCACGTTTCTTTCTCCCCGCACAGTAGGCTCTTTCGGAAAAACCTTTTGGTCTGGCACAATTTACAGACCGCTTTCTTTTAGCACTCCACTTTTTCTTTTGCGGAGGCTTTGAAATCTGTTTGGACATACTGCTACGTCCCATAGCCATTAGACTAGTTGCTCCGCTACCGCTGCCGCAACTATTAACACGGCTAATCCCCACAAGCGTTTGTCTAATTTGTCCAAGGTTATTCTTTGTTCTTGCAACTGTTCTTCGATGCGTTCATAACGCATGTTGCACTCTGCGCCATGTTGCTCAAGCTTTGCTAAGACTTCTTCTGCTTTCACGTTAGCATCTCCATCTTCTTCGAGCCTGTCGCAAACGGCTATTAGGATCTTTTGCTGCTTTTGGAAACTTCTTCATCTGACCTGCGGATCGGGCGCAGAAAGACTTCCTTCTAGCTTTTTCTTTTGCTGTTAAGTTTTTCTTTTTAGTGACAGCAGTTTTAAGCTTACTACCAGGATTATCACGTCGGTATTTAGCAACCCCCGCCTTGGTCATACCCGCACCGGCTTTAGTCGGACGAAAATACTTCTTCGTCTTAGGGGGCTGCTTATCTCGTTTTCTAGCCACTAGCCAAAGAAACCAGTTACGGAATCAATAGCAGTTAACGTAACGTGACACTCGCTATCAAAAATTATCCCATGATCAGGGATAGTTATCTGATTATCATCTGTGGTGTGAAACACCATAGACAATAGAGTTGCCCCACTGCTCCCGTTTTTAAAAACGATTGCTGGAGAACCGCTAGAAGACGTTTTGACGTAAAAGGATTTCAGCCTATTCCTGCCACCAAGCAACGTTCCCGTGGCTGTGGCAGTCTTAGCTGTAATTGCACTAGCCATAGATTACCCCTTTTTCTTCTTGGGAGCGGGCTGTTTAGGAGCCGCCTTTTTAGGAGCGGCCTTCTTTCCTGTGTTCAGCACCTTACTGTTTAAGTTGCCCATGACTCACCTCTTACGATACTGCCGCAGAGAACGGAGTAGCTTCTGAACCTGTCGCCGCACCTCTTGTGACCACTGAGTAAACATTTGACGCAACGTCTTGGATCTCAACCGTGCCACCAAGTATTCCTCCGGTTGTGGTACCGTTCAAAGTAATGGTGTCTGATGTGGCTTCTGTCTCAAAAATAGACGCAGAAGCATCAGAATCATTAGCCACGATAGCTACACCGGCCATGGTGTCATTAGCGTTAGCGACCTGAATCTTATAACTGTTGGATGTGACAGTCGTCTTTACAAAAAACTTGTAAACATTTCCGGTGCCCGAAGCAGCTGGAAGTGTGACTGTAGCTCCAGAGGCTATATCAAACACCATTGTCCGACCTGCGTGTGATGCAGAAGTCAGAGTAACGTTTGCGGTTACACTTACAAGAGAGCCTGAGCCTGATATAAATCCAGCCGTAGATGTAACTGGACCTGAAAAAGTAGTTGATGCCATTGCGATGTCCTCACATGCGAGTTTAGTGCGTCCGTCTGCATGTCGTCTGCTAGGTCAGTCCGACGCACCCGTTTCCTAGATTACGAAAAGTATACCCATAAAAGAAAGGGGTGCATAGAGCACCCCTTGAATTGAGATTTGAGGGAATCTCAATGAGCATTATCATTAAGCACCAGTTGTGCCGAAAACGCAACGTGGATCGGAGAATCCGAAACTGTAACGTTCCCTAGCCTTAAAGCGCATATTGCCCGTGTCAAAGTCTGCTTCCATTTGAGTGTTCAATGGAGAACGCTCAAAGTGCAGGAATCCACGAGGTGTGTCAGTCAGGATGAAGAATGCATCTGTGTCCACAAGGAAGTCGTTAACGGCATAGCCGCTAGGCAACATACCCATAGACCGGATAGCATTTACATCGTTATCTGCCGTTCCTACGCGGAGGTTAGACACCATCAGTCGCTCTGCAACAAACTGTAACTGACGTGGGATGATCAACTTGGTTCCACGAAGGGCGATCCTAAGACCACGCTCATCGACAAAACCTGCGATAGAGATCAACGCATCTTCCAGAGAAGTTTCGTTAAGATCCGCATCAGTTGATGGACGGTTAGCAAAAGTGCCACCGTTTGTCAGCGGGTGTGATGTAGAGCACAGTGATACACCGTCTCCACCAGCAGATGCTCCAGCAGTGAAGGCGTTGTTCAGAACGTCTGCTGCTTTTACTTGCTTGGTGTGTGCCATTGAACGAGCCAAGGCACGAGTGTAACGAGAGCCCAGACGATCATAAAGATTGTCCTCAATAGCTTCTTCTGTGATAGAAAAAGCCAAGGCCACTGTCTCGTGGTTGTAACGTGCAGTGAATGCTTCGTTTGCGTTATCAAAACTAATGGCAGAGCCCTCAGTTTTAGTAGGTGCCGCACCGAAACCAGACAACATTACTTCCTCTTCAAACGCTCGGTCTGAAGACTCTGTAGTGTAGATCTCTGCGTGTTGGTTTTCGTACCTGCCATACTCCATGCCGAAAAGGGCATTGAGTCCTGGCTCCAGTTCTTTCGCTAGTTGTGCGCGAGAAATTGCCATTTCTTAATCCCCTTATACGCCAGTTGTACTTGGTGTGCCCTGAGCGATAGAACCGGTCGGAGCATTAAAGTGATTGTTAATACGAACAATCAGTGGAATACCAGCAGCACTAAAATCGCTATTTTCTGGATCATCTAAGATGCCCATGATACGAAGTATGTCTGATGCTGTTGTTCCTACAGCATTCAAATCTGCCGTAGCAGACGAAATGCCTGTAGTGCTGGATCCACTGTTTCCATCTGCAAGCTGAATGTTTGAGAAGACAGCGGTACGAAGCTCTGCTTCTGTATCGTTACCACTTTGTACATTCGATGTTGCGATTGTAAACAGTTGGGATGGGTTGTCGTACAGGAAGGCTTTTACAGGGAAGTTTGAATCTGCTCCCGCTGAAGCCGAACCTGGCCAAGTGTTGGAAAAGACCGTTTTCCCATCTGAGGACCGAACGTACTCGCATCCGTTGAAAACACCAACAATAGACACTGTGCCACCTGCTGCTGCTTGGAGGTTATCAATCACTCCCGCTGCAAGAGGTATGACAGGCTGTCCCTGATAAAGGGCGTTGGTATTGTCAGAGGCAATGCGGTACTCCGTTGTACCAGTGGAAGCCGGTGCTGATCCCAGCATGCCATACGGCCTTAGACCGAAGGCTCCATTTGTATTTGCCATTTTCAGTTACCTTTTAAGTTATCTTAATCGGTATCAGAATTTCTTCCTCCACCGAAACTTACCCTGCTCTGCCTTTCGTTATGAATCGGCATTGAAGGGTGCTGTTCTTTCATTAGGTCCTGGTCTACAGCCGTCATCTGGTCGCGGGTTCGGCCCCCGAAATACTCGTTTCTTTCTTTTGCTGTCTCCGCTGGAAGTCTACAAAGCATTAAGCCACCTTGACCTATGACTCCCGCGTGTTTGCCCTCATCAATAACTGGATATTGATACCCTGGATACTCTTCGGCTCTAACCGGTTCCCATCCCTCTCGAAAACGAGAGTGAACGTTCATGGCATCGTCCTCGCCTCTAACAGAGGTTCTAATCCAACGGTGTACATACCCATCAGGGGCAGGTGGTGCTTCCAACCTACTTGGTGGTGCCCACGGTTTTCTGCGCTCTTCAGTTGAGCGATCCTTTGCCGCACGAGATGTGCGCTTTTCTCTAGTCTCTGCCATGTTAATTCTCCCTAGCCATTAGTCGTGCTTTCTCTTTGGCATATTGTTCCAAAGTGACATTTAATTTTTTTGCTGTCTCAACCTCTGACGGAGTTAACTTAACTGAGCTGCGCCCTGATGGTTTGCGGGAAGCTGAAGTATCAGCAGGAGCGACCTTTGTACTTCTCCCGGGTGGACTAAAGTAATCAGGAAATGAATCCCGCATTCTTTTGTCAATCTCACTATAGTACTCATCCGAAGTAGCGTCAAACCCTTCATAATTAATTAACACTTGGCTGATATGCATTGCTTCATCAGTCATGCGTTTGTCATCACCAAAATATTCATTTTTTTGTGCCCATGCGACGGCTTTTGGATCAGGTTGTGGTTGAGGTTGTGGTTCAGGTTCAGGTTGAGGTTGAGGTTGTTGCGCTTGTTCTTCTTGCCTTTTAACCCCTAGACGATGACGCTCTTGATCGATCGATATTCTGGATAAGGCTTGTTGCGCTTCAAACATACGATCAACATCACCCTCATCATGCGCTTGTTTGTATGCTTGTTTAGCAAGATTGACATCATTTTCTAAACGTTGACCAAACTCTGACAAGTGCGCTTCCTGAGAAGAGGCCATTTGTTTTCTTAGTTTTTCATTTTCTTCTCTTAGTTTCTTAGCCAGTTCAATCGCTTCCTGACCGTCTCTTTCAGCACGTCTATACTTTTCAGTAAGTTTGTTGATCCTTTTCTTGACACCTTTTGAATAGTTATCAAGTTCCTCATCGGATTCAGGTTCAGGTTCGGATTCAGGTTCAGGCTGCGCTACTGAAACAGGCTGTTCAGCCGTCTCCTGTTCTTGATCAGGCTCTATTTGAACCTCGATTTCTTCAGATTGTGAGGTCTCTTCTGTTTGCTTAATATCTTCATCAGACATTGTTAACATCCTCTGGGTCGTTAATTACTGCAATAACTTCATCGTCATTGATGATACGTAGCTCTCTTTCTTCTTTGTCTCGAAAACGAGCACCGGCATATCGTCCAATACAAACCCAGTCACCCTCACTGCACCAAGCCTGATTACCGAACTTAGATGAATCTTTATACGCTAGCGGCCCTATCTTAATTACTTTAGCAACAACGGTTCCAACTGCTTCTTTTTTACGAACGTCTTCAGGCAGAACAATTCCACCTTGCGTTGTTTTTTTACCTTCGTAGGGACGTACTAATATTCTCCAACCGGTCGGTCGGGGAAATGGAATGTCAGTCATTATCTTCATACCTTTTCAGCAGGGTTCTCATTTCTTGTCGGACAAAACAGACACCCTGAATCTCTCCTGTCACGCTGCGGTAGTCTTCCATTGACTGAACACCACCGTTTGCCAAAAACTCTTTTAGATCCTCTTCACGATCATCCAGCACTTTATACAGTGCAGTTGCAAATTGCACAATATCCATCAGTCTTCTATGCCGTCAGAATACAAATTATCAAAGGTTATGTTCGGATCGGTGTAACTAGAGTGGCCCTCTGCTGAGTGCGTGTACTGACTTGGTTTGAAATCAGGGGCACCTTCGCCTGTATCCCAAAGTGCAGGTGATGTTGCCCTGACTCTGTTGTTTGGCAAAGCAATAATGTTGCCTTCCCAAGGACCCTCAGTTAGATACAAGACATGACTTTGTTTGTGTTGATCTGGCGCATCGGCAATCTCATACTCAGTGTAATCCACTGTGAACATATACCGTGCTTCATAGAACTCGTGATTAACCTTGGCAATCCAAGGGCTTGAACTGACTCGATCTAAGACGATGACTTCATGGTGTCTAGACTCACAGTCCCATGGCTGACAGATATAGTCTTCCATGCGTTCAGGCCATTCGTCGCTTTCTGTTTCTACATCAGCAACCAGTGCTTGTATGGGCATTCGTGCCCACATCGCACCACCATGACGATTCTCATCACTATCTTCTAAGTGTCTTTCCTGGCCTGTAAATACAACCTGGAAACTCAGCGACCTGTCTGGGATCGTATTAACTGCGATGGCTAGAGCATGGAGATATTCCCCGTGGTAGTCATCGTGATTGCAAGTAAACTCTTTCCGCACCCAGCATTTAAAATACGGGATGTTGCTAATCAGATATGACATTAATAATTTCCGCTAAATCTTGTTCCTTTAACCTGTGCTTTTTCTGACTCTGCGCCACCGTCCATAATTAATACGGCTGCTTTTACCACTTTACCGTCTTTAAACTTTAGCTTTTCTTTTCTCGCTGTGATCACATCACGCTGAGTAACCTCATCAAATGGCTCTGCGACTGCTGCAAGCTTTTCTTTTTTACTCTTCACACTACCTCCCAGAGCTTTTCGCTCAACATCATCAATAACACCTTTGTTTTTTGACGCATAAAATACAGCCTCACCTTCTTCGGCACCGTATTGCTTCTTCATGGCCTTCATAATCTTTTTACCTTTTTTATTTAAAGGCATGATTTACTTTTCCTTTTTCTTCTGAAAAGACTCTATGCAGCCTCCTCCGAAATAAAAACCCAAGATTAGAAGCATGGCGTAGTTGATTTGAAACTGCTCCATCACTTGGGACACAGAGGAAGGATCGCCCTTTCCGGTCAGTGTCATAGCGAGGACTATGATGAAACACGATACATAAGTCAAACCGAACATCAACGCGAGGTACCGCTGGGCTACCTTGAATGGAGCGTATGAGTTCATCAAGGCTACCTTGGCTTGTGTTTTAGCTTCAATCGACTCAGTTTCAGAAGTATGCATGTCATCAATCAAGTCCATGCCTTTCTTAATGACAGTCTCACTGCCCAGTATTTTTCCTAATGCACCTAATATCATTTTCTACTCATCCATGCTGTTGTTCCCATGTATGCACCTACAATACCCGCGCCCGATATATAAAAAAGATTACTAATGTCTGACAAAGCTTGCACTCGCTCTATCGGTACAAAGAACATTGCGGCTGTAAACGCGCCCATAGCAATTAATGTAAATCTTGCCATACGCAGTTGCGCTAAATTTTTGCGTAATGCGGTTTCGGTTTCTTTGATGGCCTTAACGTGAGATAGCTCTTCATCACTTACGATGCCGTCTCCGTCTTCATCGTATTCATTATAGATAGATTCTCTCTGAAGTTTTTTCTGAGCCACTAGGACATCTCTCCCTGAATCTGGTTAGTGGGTACGCACACCACATTGTAGTTTACAAACGGCTTACCAATCTTTTGAACCATCTGTTCTCCTGCGTACAGGCACTCTATGTGCGTGGAATGTATCTCAAGAATCCTAAAATAAAATGTCATGTCTGCAACAAAGATTCCCATCAACACCCAAGACATCACCTTCCCTTCATAGCAATGATAGCAAGTAGGAGCCAAATGCCACCAGCGACGACCAAGCAACCAGCAAGAACAGCAGCAGTATAGATAAGTCCGTCCTTAATGGCTTTTTTGCGAGCCAGTTTTTTAAGCCTTTCACGCTCCGCCGCCTTCCTCTTCATCTCTTTCCGGTTGCGAATGAATGTCTGGTAATCGTCCCAAAGGCCGGGTCGCCCCGCGTAAATAAATAATTGTTTTATTTCATATTCTTTCTTTTTTATGTTTTCTAAGGCCCAAAACGCCTCCATTGATCCTTGCTCGGATTCTTTTTCTAACTCATCGTGGGCATCGGCTAACTGAGTCAGTTGCTTTCCCATCTGACCAACAGATGTGACATGACCGGCAAGCTCCTTGATACCATTGATCGCCTGATTCGCAAGCTCGATGGCGGCAATGGCCTCAAAAATCACAGCACTATCTCCTGTTCTGCTGTGCCTGAATCCTTGTAAGGTTTACTTCAGCACGTTGATCTGCGATATCCTCTTGTAGCTCTAATCGAGCAGAGTCCGTAGCGGCACGTTGCTGTAATTTTTCTCTTTCGAGTTGCAGGTTACTAGCATCTAACTGAGCACGACGCTCAGACTCTGCCGCCCGAATCGCAAGTTCTTTTTGTCGTATATCGACTAAAGGATCTTGCTTTTCACCCTGTTGTGGTTGAAGGCTTTGTAGGAAGTCTGTGACTAACTGAGCCTCTATCTGAGCTACTCGTGATTCCGTTTGCTCTACCGGAATAGGTGGAGCTATCTGAGCAAGCTCTGGATCCATGTTTGCCATAGCATTCTCAATCTCTTGCTGTGCAATCATTCTGGATTTAAATGCTATGTGTTCCATACAGTGTGATATCAACATCCCAAACACACTTGGCGATGCCTGAACCAAAGGCGTAACCAGTAAAGCAACGTGTGTTGCCATGTGTGCATCGTGATCTTGTTCAGGAAAAACCGTCAATAATTGACCTGCCAAGGCCCTGGCATTTTCAATACTAGGATCGGTTGGTTGTGGTTCTGGAGCGGGCGGTAGTATTTCGTCAATGTTCTGCACCTCTAAAGCTTGATACATTCTTTTGTACGCCGCCTGTAGATTGTGCAGTTGTGGGTTAGATTGTGCTAATTGAAGTTGTGTTTGTGCCAGCGTTATACGCTGTGCCATTGAAAAAATATTGGGGTCAGAGACCGGAAGAACATCAACACGGTCATCAAAATCAGACTGCTTGATTCCTGCATCAACACCTGTCGCGTATGGATACGACGGTGGCATGTTGTCACGAATCAGTCGGGCAAGAATCCTAAACTCTGTTTTCTGTGCGTAATGCAACCGCTTGTGTATAGCCGACATGACTTTCATGCCACGCTCAAGCAATGCAACAGTGGTTCCAACCGGCTGTTGTTGCGAACTTGGTGATCCTGTTTGTTGATCTGCTATCGAAACAAACCGACGGCCAGACTCAATCAAAACACCCAGCAACTGCGCCAACGTGCCAGAGGGCTCTTTGTACGGTAGCGGTATAATACTGTTTCTTATATCACCGCCAGGTGCATCGATATCTCGAAACTCGCCCGGTGCTATTGGCTCATCGTCATTACGAACTCTGATACCACGGGCTTTGAAACCTGACGGCAGGTTCGCTAGTGTACCGGCATCGATCAGTTGTCTCAGTATTGAAGTGGCTGCTTTACCCAAACCTCCAATCATGTGAATCAGACCAAAGCCATAGAAACCAAGACCGGGCAAGAACTTGTAGTGAACGAAGTACGACACCTTCTGTTTTAGTGCGTCGTTCTCCTCGTAGTTCCTGCGTATCGCTAGAACTTCTCCGCTACCCTGATCGAGCGTGACGATATAAGGTAGCTTGATTCCTGTGGGTTCCCCCATCTTATTAACGTCTTCAAAGCCCTCGATATCAAGATTGACGTGCATCTCAAGCACTGTATAAAGATCTTCCGTAGCACTTTTTTCAACGCCATCTAGCTCGTTTACTTTCGATTTGACCGGGTCAGAATCTGCCTCATAGTCAGCCGAAATATCAATATCTCTGTAGAAACCAGCAACCTGTAACTTACGAATTTCATTTTCGTCCATGCGAAGAACGTGTGTAATACGCGACGCAGTCGCAAGATCACTAGCCGCATAAGAAACGACCAAGTCCTCTGCTGGTATGAATTTAGAAACGGGTCGTTGTTTTGCTTCATCAAAGTAAACCTTCTTAAACGTTGAACCTGATAAAGGTAGATAGAACAACATCTGATCGGTATCTGGATCGAACTCTTCCATGACCTCCATCAGCATGTAGTTCATAAAATCTTTGACGCGAACAGCTTGTGCTTCTTTCTCTGGATCCGCTGTGCCCAATACGTTTGTGCGTACCGGCCCGCCAGCGGGTAATAATTCTTTGTATGCCTGTGCCTGAAACTGTGTTACTGACTCTGCGATGATCGGGTGCGTGACTCCTGACGCTCCTTGAAAGGGCTGTGTCCGCTCCTCATACTGGACTCCCAAGAGGTCGAGTCCTTTTGTATATCCCTCTTCCCACTCTGATCTTGAGTCTTGGTCACTTTCGTATTGCTCTCTGAGCTCGGACGAAAGCTCACCCAAGATAGTATCGTCAAGAGCTTCTGCCAAATTTGCATTGTGATCGTACTCCTGCACCTGAGTCATCATCTGTTCTTGTATCGCTTGAACGATGGCACCCTCTGGTCCTTCTATAATCTCTGCTCCACCAGCAAAGTCCTCGACCTGTGGTACTTCAACTTCGACACCAGCCACTGCTTCTAATGCAGGATCGACCATCGCGTTCATTTGATTGGGAGGTACAGACATCAGTAATACTCTCTATTCCTTGGCACGTACATATCTTCCTCTTCGTCCCCCTCCAGTGAGATGAACCCACCTTGACGAAAACGAATCAGAGCCATAGTCATACTGTCTACGAAGTCATCATGGTCGCCATTAGGAAAGGCAGCACATTCTTCAATCACTTCGTCTGCAAACTTCTTTTCTGGAGCCCAAACCATTCCAGCTTCAAAGATTGGTGCAACGGTGTGCATTCGGGTCACTTTATCACGACCTTTGGCAGGAGTATAATTTAACACGGGTATGCCTGTTCTGCGTAATTCGTCGGTCAGCGGGGTACCAGTTGCCTTGGCCTCGATAATAACCATGTCAGGTTCCCAATAATCATACTCTTCTAAAGCCACCTCTTTTAATTCTGGAAAGTTATATCGGCCTCGTCGGGCATCAAGCAGGATGATATGGTCTGCTCCCCCCTCTTCTGGTTGAAATACGCCCCACGTCGTGATTGCTGAATAATCCGCTGTCTCCTTTTTCGAGAACGCTGTATCATACGATTGCATGATGTATTTGACCGGCGGTACATCTTCCTTCTCCCATGTTTGCCACCACTCACGTTTGACGATTGCACCCTCTGTGGCGGTAGGTTGCTGTTGCCATTGTGCATTCCACTTGGCAACAGGCAGTGCGGCCTTGACTTTTAACAAGTCATCCTTGTTCCAGAACTCAGGCCACAGTGGTTTGTCCGACGGCATGATTGCAGGGAACTCCACAACCTCCCATTCGTCAGACATTACGTCGTTGGCCTGGGCTTTCATTAGTTTTCCGGTGAGATCCTTCGTCCCCCACCGCGTCATTACGAGAATAATCGCGCCACCCGGCTGTAAACGTTGGCGAGGGCCTGACGTATACCACTCATAAGCGTTGTCAAACGCTCCTTCACTAAGGGCATCTTGTTCCGAATGAGGGTCGTCAATGATAAACAAGTCCGCACCGCGACCAGTGACCGCTGCACCGACTCCAGCAGCAAAATACTCGCCCCCTGCTTCTGTACCCCAGCGTCCTGCTGCTTTGTCGTCCGCTTTGAGCTTCGTTTCTGGGAAGATTTCATAATATGCCTCCGTTTCTATTAGATTACGGACCTTACGACCAAATCTGACCGCTAATTCCGTGTTATGCGTTGCTTGAATGATCTTTAATTTAGGATTTCGCCCCAAAAACCACGCTGGCATGAGGTAAGAAGCGAATTCTGACTTGGAATGACGGGGCGGCATGTTCACAATCAGCCGTTTTAACTCCCCAGTTGCTATTTTTTCTAGTTTTTCCGCGATTACACGGTGATGTCTGCCCTCTATGAAGTTCTCATAGACGTGATGTACGAAAGGCATGAAGTGATTTTGCGCTTTTTCGCGGGTTGCTATCCTGACTTCGGCCTGTTTGAGGGCCAAAATCTCTTTTAGCACCTCATCAGGCAAAGATTCTAGGGTCGAAGACATCAACTACGACGCAATGAGCTCAGACCATACGCTGGAGAGAACTGTTGCGGGGCCCGAAAGCTTGGTTGCAACGATACCGGAGCCAAAGTCGGCAGTCCTGTGTAGGAATATTGCACAGGATCGCGCGGTTGGTAGTTAGCTCCTGTAACAAAAGGTGTCTGCGCGACCGGTTCTTGGGGAGCAGTCATGGCACTTTCAGGAATTAGAGGTGGAATAACCGTTTGAGGTTGATTATCGCCTCTCGATTCTCTGTCCTCTTCCTCACGCTGTCTTTGCATCCTAAAAAGATCACCAGCCGCCTCTTCTTGGCCCTTGATATCAAACAATCCAACAGAAGAGGGAGTATATACTCTGTTTTCCTGTGGGTTATACACCCCTGTTATCTGACCTTGGTCATTTGTTTGTAATTGATTACCCGCAAGATTCGCCTGACGAGCAAATTCTTTGTCTCTATTACTAAAATCTTCAATAATAGTTCTAGCTAATCCAAGCGGCTGTAATAAATTACGAAGACCTACTTCTGCTTCTCCAGGGATCGGTCTTCCTTCTTCTACCGCTTTCCTAATCTCTTCCTGTCTTTCTCTTTCTTTGTCTTGAACATCAGGTGGCAAGAACTCAGAAAAATCACCAACGTCGCCTCCATCAAAATCAACAGGTGAATCAGGAGCAAAGGTTTCTGGATAATCGTAAATAAAATCGGTAGTCGCAGGTCTTACTTCTGTTCTAGGGCCAAATCGAGCTTTAGTCTGATCGGGTTGTTTTAAAAACTGATCTCGAGTAAGAGCATTAGGATAACGTGGACCTGTATCAAACCGAGCTTTGTTTTGCGCTAATGCTTTGTTTTGCGCTAATTGTGCAACTCGGTCTATGCTTGCGGCTTCAATGGCTCCTTGAACTGCCGCACGGTCCGCTAACGCTTGCCTCTGTTGTCTATTGGTCGTTATATCTCGGTCGCCAGTTGCTCGTTGCGCTCGAGCAAAAGACTCATCATCACTAAGATCGCGGCCCCTTTCTCTTGCTTCTCTTGCGGCTTTTTCTACCTGAGATTCATAAGCCGGTCTAGTGTCTCCTGAAAGTCTGACTGTATCGTCAAAGTCACCAGCAGAACCGCCACCTGTACCTTCTGGATCGCCACTCATATCCGTATACTTCCTATATGATTTCTAAGACCCCGGTATATCCTAGCCTTCATCCCAGGACCATACCTCTTATTATGCCAGTTCCGCATCACCCGTATAATATGAATACAGTTTCCAAACGGAGCAGCAAAATCTATATACCATAGAGTACCATCTTCTCCTTCAAAATCTATCGGTTGCAGTCTCCTGCTCCGAGTCAGGTAACCCTCCTCCGCTTCAGGAGATAAAAACGCATGCGTACTAAATCCAATCGGATTGGCTAAATCATCATAAGCAACCAACAACTTACCATGGTCCTTGGGCGCAAGAATCAATCTCTCAATATCACGGTCATTGTAAAAACGGTGCGTGTCCGACTGCGCCATCAAAAACAAAGTGTTCTCCACTAACGGTGCACCTGGAAGGTTCAAATGAATTTGCATGGTGATTTTTTCTCGGACCAAGGGACTCCGACGTGAGTCTACACGACTTTTAAGGGTGGGGGTCGGAACAAAATTCTCGGTCAATGAAATTATTGAAGCAGCCGCATATAGCAGCCATACACAAGCACCGCCCGCCTCTAGGGGTGACCCCGTCCGAAACGCCACCCGCCACCGTCCGAAACGCCCCAAGTAACCGGCCTTTTTTACACGATATTAGACTAATGTCTAATACATTAATTTACATTAGTCTATAGTATATCAAGTGTAGTTGGCGGGGACTACAAAAAACCCCACACAATAGAGGACGCTATCATGTTTGATAAGCAAATAATCAAAGAGGCCGTAGGCCGTCGCTTTTTCTCAGTCACTTTCATCAAGAAAGATAATTCACTCCGTAAGATGGTCTGCGTATTACCATCAGCCGACCGATTCTTTTCGGGCGGTGAATTACGCGGTAATCGTGAGCGGTTACTGTCAGTAGTTGACATTGACCTACTTCGTAAGGGTGAAGACCCCAAAAAAGCATGGCGGTCAATCAATCTTGACACCATCGTTGAATTCAACTTCATGGGCCGTAATTGGGTTAACTAAGGGAGACGGGGGGCGGCAACGTCCCCCGATTTTAAGATGACAGAATATATCGGAACATGCACATATTGGGATAATGACGAGAACGAGTTTGAATTGTCGGTGCGGTTTGAGTTTGAGCAGGACATTGAAGACGGTCACGTCAGAGCGGAACATTGGGAGTTATTAAACATTGAAGACTATTTCAATGCCCAACAATTAACACTCGACATCTCAGAGGGGTCTGCCGCTTGGGTATTTGCCGAAGATGTTCTACACGAAATCGACAAAGAAGAAGTAGCTTACTACTAACAACAACCGGAGGGGCTATGCCCCTCCATTGGAGGACACAAATGGAATGGATTAAATGTTCAGATCGTATGCCTACCAATACGAACCAAGGTTATTTGGTTGTGATTAAGAACCATCCAAATGATACAAATCCAAGCGTTTCAGGTGAGTACTTCCTATCAGAAGATTACGAAGATAACGAGCATGGAGAAGTAGAACACAATGGGTTTTGTTGGTGTTACGAGGATTATTGCAATAACACTTGCACCGTTGGGGAAAACGACGCTAGTGAAGTCACGCATTGGATGCCGTACCCAGAACCACCAACCAACTAACTAACAACAACCGGAGGGGCATAGCCCCTCCTTTGGAGGACACAATGAAAACTTTCTCAATCGCTTTCCTAATCTTCGCAGGACTAATCATGGTTCTTGGTGGAGTCGGATACATCGAGGATAATCCCGTGACGATCTTACACACACTGATCGGTTTCGGTCTGTCACTGGCGGGGATCGCGCTCTGGATTCTAGGTCTGCTGCTTAGTTCTAGTAGACTATAAAACCCAGGTTGTAGTGTAGTGTCATGCACACTACACTACATTCTCATTCACTAAGGAGGACACCACAATGAATGACCAGTACAGAAAGCCTAATGTCTTTTTATCAGACCAAGACATCATCGCATTACAGAACATCATCCATAACGGATGCCATGTCGAGTATGTAGACGTGGTCGGTCATGCTGACATCAGAATGCCTATCGTACATGCTGATTCGGAAGAATGGAGCGCGCGGCTGCAAGGCATACTCTTGAGACTAGATGAAGGTCTTGAGCACGTAGACACCATTCACGAATAACTGGGAGGCGGGGCTGGCAACAGCCCCGATTTTTTATGCAGATATATCTAATCAAAGTAAACGGCCAGACGTGCGATGTCGGCTTCATCCACGAGTCTGACGATCCTCAAACTGGGCTGGCTGCCGAAGACGTTATCGCTTTAGAAGATGTCGGGTTATTGCCCAGTGAAGTAGGAATCATTGACCATGACCTACCCAAGGGTATGCTCCTAGAGTCGCAAGGTCGCAGAGTAAAATAAAACTTGTGTACTCTTGTGTTTTATGTGGTACACTTTACTTGTCTTAAAACGGAGGACAAAAGATATGAGTAATCCATTTGGTAAAACCCGCGACGCTGAGAAGCCTTATGCAATCTATAAAGGTGCTAATGGTTTTGAATGGCGTATCCTGAAAACCTACAAGAAGCCTGATAATGAAGATAAAGACCCCTATGCGCGGTGGTTCACATCAGCTACGTCTTATCTCATGCCTGAGGGTGAGTACGAATACGGTGACGTATACCGTGCTGACATTCTTGATCACGGACGGCTAGTGTACGCAGAGCCTGAGTGGAAAGAACGGTTTAATCTTTTCGGAGATTTGGCATAATAACGGAGGGGCATTCGCCCCTCTTTTTGGAGGACTAAAAATGGAACAAGCAACAGACAGAGAAATAGGTGGCTCACACTTGCAGGGCTACACTACCTCTACCTTTCAAAACATCATCGACAAACTAGGTAAGCCACACTCTCAGGGTGACGCTTACAAGACGGACGCTGAGTGGGCTTTCAAGTTTGAAGATGGAACGGTTGCCACGCTTTACAATTGGAAAAATGGCAAAAACTATTGCGGTGCTAATGGTCTCAACCTTGAGGACATCACTGAGTGGAACATCGGTGGCTTTAGCCCTGATGCAGTTTATAAGATTGAGGAGGCTTTGAAATGACAATGCTAACCTTTAAGAGTAAAGAGTTTCCACGCATGTTGGAGTTTATGCGTAACCATGACCGTAAGATTCCCTACGGTGAAAACACCAAAGACTTTGGTTTGCACCTCGTCAAGGATGACGGTATCTATCTAATGGCTGGAACCGTCCAAGCTGATTGGATGGAACACCTCAAGAAGTGTCACGTTATCTACGCTCAAGGTTTCTCACCGAAGACCAAAGACCTTTGGGAAAAATGTCGTGACGCTGTAGGGGGTGACGATTTCGTTGAATGGATACCGCTCAATAACAAGATGGTTAACGTGCTTGCTAGAAGCGGACACATGAAAATAAGACTCACACCAAAAGAAGTTCAGATAAACGTTTACGGATAACAGTGTCCTCTGTTATGTGCCCCACTTCGGTGGGGCTTTTTTTTGCCAACTGGTACGGATCGATCCATTAAATGGCAACGAACTACTGCACCAGTGAACATTTCACACCATATATTATCGCAGAACCGCAAGACTCGCAGAGCCCGCAGGAGCGCAGACTTTCTATATGAACCCGCGCAGGAGCGCAGACTTTCTATATGTGACAAGAAGCAGGCAGCTGCGGCTGCAGCTGCGGTTTAGTTAACGACATCCTGGCGAACGGTCAGCTAGAAAAAAGTTACCACTACACTAGTTTATGTGTTACACTTTATGTGTCTTAAATTGGAGGACAAATAATGGATATTAAAAAAGAGTTGGAAAAAATATCGGGTCTGTTAGCAGATGCCCGTAACAAACTAGACGAGGTTGGTTCTGAATTGGACGGCGAAGTTGAAAATCTTGACTATGACGTGACTGATTGGACTAACAGTATTGAGAATGTCGAAACTGAAATTGATACCTATTTGGAGGACAAATAATGGAACAGTATACATATGCTTGTGACGGTGGCGCACTAGCCATCAGAACAGAGTCTGCAAAGTTTTTTTATAACAACGGTTATGGTGATGGTGAACATGATGTGTTCGTCACCAACGGCATGGAGTTCACTGAAACTCGCGGGCTTACTTTCGTTGACAGTTTTGTGGTCTTTGAAGGTAAAACTGTTGAAGTATTGAACTACGATTGTGGCGAAACGGCTTGGATGAAAGTTAACGCAGTATGCACACTAGATGAAGGACATTGGTTTGTATATAGCGATAACGGTACGATGTATTTAATTAAGGCTAATCCTACGTAATACATGGAACAACGTGGGGCGTAATGCCCCATTCTTTCTGCAGCAATGCAACGAAAGCCCAGGCAATGCCCGGGCTTTTTCATATCTCGAAAACATCGGATCGCAAGACGCAGGACCGCAGGACCGCAGAGTTTGACTACACTAGTTTTTGTGATATAATACATTTAGTTTTATTTGGAGGACTAAAACAATGAAATCTAAAATACTTTCACACCCGTCGAAGATGCCTTGTCCGGCTATATCGCTAGACGCTCGAGCATGCAAAACAGGATCAAAACTCGCAGAGATTGAGGGCACAGTGTGCCACGATTGTTATGCGCTCAAGGGTTTTTACCGCATGCCCAACACTAGAAACGCCATGCAGAGACGTATGGATTTTATGACCAGTTTAGAATTCGTGCCGAAGATGGTTGAGGAGTTGCGCCAGTTTTGCACCAACGGATATTTCCGCTGGTTCGATTCTGGCGACGTGCAAAGCGTACAAATGGCAACCAATATCTTGGAAGTTTGCCGACAGACTCCAGAGATCAAACATTGGATACCGTCCAAAGAACCTGCCATTTGGAAAGATGCTCTCGCGCACACCGAACAGCCTGATAATGTTGTTGTCCGCATGAGCGCGACCAAAATCGATTCTGCTGCATCTAATAAATGGGCGCATACTTCTACCGTTCATAAGGATCGAGACCCATTCGGCCAAGCTTGTCCCGCTAGTTCACAAGGAAACAAGTGTCTCGATTGCCGAAGCTGTTGGGATGCGAACGTGGCGAATGTTTCCTACAGCTTTCACTGAGGAATTACGCGATGAACATGTTACACAAAACACCGGCACAAAATATGAATACTATTTGGAATGCCTTGCACGAATATCGGGAGAGATGCATTCCAGAACATGATCCTATTTTCCCAGAGCATGATCACATTTACGATAAAGAATGGGATTCCATATGCGATGCTATGTGGGAAGTATGCGAAGCTTTAGGCTTACCCACCGGAGCCGATGCCGAGGAATGGCTGGACTAATCCAACCATGGGGGACAATGTCCCCCACCCTGGGACTCTGCTGCGAAGATCATATACAAGGGCGCAGGGTCGCAAGACTTGACACGCAGGGTCGCAGGACGCAAAATTACTACCAGTTTCTTAGTCCTCCAATACTAAGAGCAAGCCCCACTTCGGTGGGGTTTTTTTATAGGGCAAATGCTTGATTAGAAAGGGCGCAGGGTCGCAGGGTTTTGTCCGTTCGATCCCAGATTACTTGAAACACAGAATCAATGTCCTCGAGCCTATCCCCTTCAGTATGGAACACCCCATCAGAGGCCAAGGTTCTCGCCTCATGGCTCTCAAATAAATATAGGCTACCCGTCCCTTGGTGCTTGGCTAAGATAAAAGAGAGGCCTCCTGCGTGACTGTGAGAGGTATGCCAAGCGATTTGCTGTGGACTTAATTTCACTTTATTACTTTTGATTACCTTTAGTTCTATCCAAAACGATATTGATTCCCACACGATATAAAGATCAGGCATCCCTGCTGAGACTCTGTTCTCCAACCTCCAAGCGTAACAATTCCTTGGTAGTCTCTTGCGAATCGCTGTCCAAAAATTCGCTTCCGGCCCTCGTGACATCTTTGAATTCTCCCTCAATGAATGCATGCGGATATCTTTTCTGAAGATCAGCTAGTCGTCCTATGATTTCCTCTCTCGTCATATCATCTATTCGGTTGACTGTTTCTCTTCTGTCGATTGTCAATCCACCCAACGCGGATCGAATTTTTTCTGCATTGATTGCCGCTGAATACTGACCAACGTCCTCCGCACCTTTTGACAACTCAGATAGTCTTTTCATTTGACCAATCAAAGTCACTCCGTACTGGCGTTCTCTTTCCTCCCTTAACTCTTTTATGTGGTCTACTACGTGAGGGTAATCCTTTCCATTTAACAAAACAGAGGCTGTTTTCGGAGCCACATTCACAGAAAATCCTGCCTTCCTCGCACACTCTGCATTTGAATAGATACCCTCAACAATCAGTTTACAAAACTCTCTCTGACGATTTGTCAGCTTGCGTTCTGTCGTAACACTCTTCGACATACCTTTCCTTATAAGGGTTTACTAGCGATTTAATGATACAAACCTGGTTCATTTCGGTCAAAAAACCAACCGTTTTGTTGCATAAATTTTGGACAGTGATTTTAAAACCATGGTCATTGAGCCAAGAAACGTTACGGATGTTACGAAAATCAATCAAAACGTTACGAGTTGAATTTTTTTTTCTCCAATATTTTCAGTCATTTATTTTAATCCGTAACGTCCGTAACGCTCGTAACGCCTCATTTCAAAAAAAAAAATAAATTTTTTCTCCATCTCGCTGACAGACCTTTTATACAAATGTTACGAGTGCCGTGGACATAGTACACAGAAACACTTGATATGTTTTTTAGACTAGTGTAATGTCACTACTTCATTAATCATTTGGAGGACGAGTAATGGTAAACCAAACCCAAGCCCCTAGGTACAGAGTTGAAGTGTCTGTCTGTGTATCATCAGCGGAGCCATCAAGAGAACTGAACTGGCCTGTTGACACGATGGGCGAAGCCAAGGCTTTCATCGAAGGTTACAAGGAGGCCGATAGATCTCACATTGTGAGTTCGCTTACATATTCATTTAAGGTCATAGAAATCAGGGACGTTGTCGCTGTTGTTTCTATTCATACGAAATCTGACGGTGATCGTGATGTCTGTTCACACACCTCAGAGGAAGAAGCAGTTAAACACTTGGAATATCTCAAGTCAGAATGTGGGTTATTCAACGATGACCTTGACGATTATGATTGGCATTACGTAACCATAAAAACGGAGCATGAGGTAGAGATCAAATGATTAAGAGAATGAAAGCGATCCACACTGAAGAGATTGATCATGTGGATTATCAGCATAAGTTGGAAAAGTCGTATGAGATTTACTACGAAGCAGACGAAGAGACCGGAGCCGTTCTGAACATTACTGAGATCATTGAACTGCCACGTCAGACTTTTGACGAGGTCAAATATGACTCACTGCTTTGGCAACATCTTGTTAAGACTTTTGAGCCAGATGGTTTTGAAAAAGAAGAGGAACAAGAACTGTGATGTACGTCAGAGAATTTTGCTTTAACCCACGGCTACATGAAAGCATCACCTCGCATGTCAGAGAGAACACACTGACGCATGACATGCGATTTGACGAGGCTTTATCCATCATTGAAAAACTGAAGGAAAAGTCAAACGAGGAATTGGGCGCGATGGTACGCGAATGGTTGGAGCATCCAGACGTTCAGAACTACCCACGCGATTTCACTGAGTGTGTTAACGAGGTCACCATCGAATGACCTTTTTTGATACGGCCACGTACTACCTGATCATGTCCATGGTCGGGTGGTCACTGGTCATCGTACAGATCACGTTTGTGATTTGGTTCTATAAAAGTTGGAGGAAGAAATGAGAGAAACAATAGAGAAAATTGATAAAGCGTATCAGGGTTTTTTAACTCAACGCGGTCTCCCGCAAATGTGTGCCTACGAATTAATATCTGAGGATTTTTACGACGATTACGAACGGCTCGTGATCACCAAGTTTATCGAACTGTATGAAGCGATTGATTCAGAGAAGAAGTGATGAGATACGCAACAGTCTGCTCAGGCGTTGAAGCCTGTTCCGTGGCGTGGGAGCCATTGGGTTGGCAACCAGTTTTCTTTTCTGAGATCGAGGACTTCCCATCGGAGGTTCTCAGCACACATTATCCAAGCGTCCCCAACCACGGGGACATGACAAACTTTGAGGAGTGGGGTTATGAAAAAGGCTCAATTGATGTTATTTGCGGAGGAACACCTTGTCAGTCTTTCTCCGTCGCAGGATTGCGAAAAGGACTCAGCGACGACAGAGGCAATCTTGCGCTCACGTTTTGCAGAATGGTTGATCAGTTGCGACCCAAATACTTCATCTGGGAAAACGTTGCCGGTTGTCTGTCATCCAATGGAGGACGGGACTTTGGTTCCATCACAGGGGCGATGGCAGAATTCGGGTATTCATTCGGATGGCGTGTGTTTGACGCACAACACTTCGGAGTCCCCCAAAGAAGGCGTAGAGTCTTTCTTGTTGGATGTTTTACAGGACAGCCAGAGCACGTCCGACAAATATTGTTTGAGCCAGAAGGCGGCAGAAGGAATTCTGCGGAGAGCCAAGAGACGGGGCAAGACTTTGCCCGAAACACTAGAGACGGCACTGAGGTCTTTGATTTCCAACGAATTGGTCAGTACGGAACCAAGGGCGTAGGATCGACTTGCATGGCGCGGGACTATAAGGACTCAAAAGACTTGGTCGTTTACGAATACCACGGTCACGATTCCAGAGTCAAAGAGCTAGGTCAGACGTGTCAGACCGTCACATCGAGATGGGGCACAGGTGGCAACAATGTGCCATTGGTCTCGTTCAGTTCAAACATGTCTTACCCTGACATGCTCGAGAACGTAGCACCAACGGTCAAGGTTGGTGGCAGTGGGTGCAGTAATCCTCCTGCCGTTGCAACAGAAAAACTGGTGCGTCGGTTGACACCGATTGAAGTCGAACGGTTACAAGGTTTTCCAGACGATTACACAAATATTCCGTGGCGCGGTAAGACCGCACCGGATAGCCGTCGCTATAAGGCGATGGGAAATAGCATGGCTGTTCCGGTCATGCGTTGGTTAGGTCAGCGCATTGCTGACCTTGAGGAGGGTAACGATGAAAAAGTTTGAAATCCATTTTCATAATGAAGTTGAGCATGAGTCAATTGAAGAGTGCATTGATACGTTTAAGCAATATCTTGCCAAGTGTGTTGATACGGGGGACATTTCTGTATTTCAGTTTTATGAGTTAAAGGAGGGTAACAATGAGTGAGCAATACAACGTCATGTTTGATTTAGGGTTCAGCATTGTGGCGAACGATGAGCGTGGCGAAACGCTACGACCATCTGAGATTCGTTTTGCAATTATTGAACGTGCGATGAGCATACCTGATAACGAGATACAGGAGGCTATTGGCTTCTGTGATTCTTATAGTCTTGAGGAGGAGTGATGAAGGTCTACTGTGTCCACGACAGGCTGACTCAACTCAAGCACTACTGGCCCAAGCTGAAGGATGCGTATCAGCACAGAAACTTGGATCCAGAATACAGAGATGTGGAGATAATCGAGTACAACTATCAACACCAAGTAGCAGACTTGCTACAACAAGCCTATGAGAGAGGGAGAGAAGATGAGCAAAACAAACAACAGTGAATTTTTGTGGCACGTTAGCACGTTGTCTGCAATTGCAGGTCCCATCGAAGCCATGTTCGAGGACGGTGTGGGGGTATCCTGGGCAACCGAAGTCGGAGGCGATTGGTGGCTGCGACTGTTTAAAAAGGACGGAGAGTACCTGATTCATATGGACGACCGTTATGGGGATCGCATTAAGATGATGACGGTCGCAGGGTACGCAATGCATTTTTCTGGGGACGACTTACAGTACACGATTTCTAATTGGGACGAGTTTGTCGAAGGCTTGGAAGAAAGGGTGTCACATTAAAAAAGTGGCGCGTTAAGAGGGAACAACAATGAGCAAGATGAGTGATTGGGTGCTCGAGCTTGAGATGGACAAGGTTCATCTGACAAGAGAGCAGTTTGCTGCCAAACACGGACACATGTTTGTGTACATTTACGATGAACAATTTGGTGTTGTACCACAACCTTGTGTAAAATATTCAGAAGAGACTAAAGGAGAAAATTAATGCCTAAGAAAACACAGAAACCTACGTTCGACAGGACGCAATTCACGACTATTTCCATACCGAATGACGTGTATGCTAAGTTAAAAGAGATGGCTCAAGCAGAGGATCGTAAGATCAGCCGTCAGGTAACTAGGTATATACTTCAGGCGTATGAAGAAAGAAGCACAACCACCGCATGAGCCAGATCATAATCGATCTGGCAAAGAAAGCAGGGATAGCCTACCTTCCTCAGATAGAAGAGATCGGAGGGAGGGGCTTCTTTGCAAACATGGAAGAATTAACTCAATTTGCCAAACTTGTCGGAGAGATCTCCAGAAAGCACGAGCGGAACAAGTTAAGAGGCTCAACTGGATGAACCAACTGTGGGAGGGTGAGGACTAGCCCAAGAACACATACTCTTCTTTTCTCTGAAGTCCGTCACCTTAATCTGACGACGCTTACCGTCTCTTTTACTACCAATTAAATCAAGCAGCAGGGCCTTGCACACTTGCTGATTGAGACCCGTAATCTTTTCCATACCAACAAGTGTGCTATCTAGGGGGGCTTGGCCCATGGAGTAGTTGTAAGCCAGTTCTAAGACTTGCTTGGTGTTATTTTCAGCCACTGTCGAGCTTCCTCTTTCAGGACTTTCGCGCCAAGGTCTATCTTGTTACGAAGAGCCTTGACGATAGTTTCATCAATCGTGTCATTCGTGATCAGGTCAATGTAGGTTACAGGATTCTTTTGCCCGATACGATGACAGCGATCCTCCGATTGGATCCGTGTTTCCAGATTGAAGTCATTCGCATAGTAGATCACGGTGTTCGCTTCAGTCAGTGTCAAACCATACCCTGCTGTCTGTGGATTACCAATGAAGAACCGTAGTCTCGAATCAGGGTCTTGGAACTCAGTCACAATGTCCTGACGCTCAGAGTCTGGCGTGTCACCATAGTAGCAAGCCACTTGATTGGGGAACTTGTTGTTCAAAGCTTCGCGTAGTTTTTGAATGTCGTTCCTGAACCGTGACCAGATCAGTACCTTACCTTCAGTCTCGTCAATGATATCCAGCACAGCTTGGATACGTTTGGTATCCACCTGAACCAAGTCACCGTTGTCCGTGGTCAGGTGTCCTGACAACACCTGCTGCAGCCGAAGCATCTGTGTCATTATATTCTGAGCCGTGATCAGTTCTCCGTTGTCCAACATGGTCAGAGCCTCGTGTCTGATTTCGTTGTACATTTTAAGTTGCTGTTCGGTCATCGACACGTAGCGCATGGTGTAGGATTTGTCGGGCAAATCAAGACAATCCTTTTTCAACACTCTGAAACTAAACTGGTTGACCTTGTGTGACAGTTCCTCAAGATTTCGGAAGCCAACAATCTCTTGGAAGGTATGCGACCCCATACTGCGACGGTGTAAAATTGCAAAATGGTTTTGGTAAGCGTAGTAACTCTCAAAGCCAAGAAGACTTGGAGCGAGGAACTCTGCTTGCGAATACAAGTCCATGGGTGAGCGGGTAACGGGCGATCCGGTCAACGCTCTGCGATACTTGAACTCGTGTGCAATCTTCAACAGAGCCTTGGTTCGTTTCGCCTGGTGGTTTTTGATCGTGGTGCTTTCGTCAATCACAATCATACCTTTGCTACCAAACCGTTGAGCCAACCACTTACCTGCTGCTTGACCCTTGGCAGTGGAGAACGCTTCAACGTTCATCACGAAGATTGTGAGCCCGTCAAAGTCATCTTTGACTGACTGCATTTCTTCTTTCTGCTTTTTGTTTGCACCAGACACCCAACGAATTGTTCGGTACGGAATGTCTTCGGGTAGATGTTCGGGTATTTCTTTTGTCACCCAGTTGCGGTACACACCCTTGGGTGCGATGATCAGTGCAAAGTTGCACTTGTCTTCGACTGCCAACGTTCCAAGGTTATCGAGCAGTGTTTTACTTTTGCCCGTACCCATTTCCATGAAGAAGGCAAACGCGGTACGATCACCTGCCTTTTCCATTGCATCTTTCTGATGCTTGTATGGCTTGGTCTTGAAGATATATTTTCTTTTTTTCTTGACAGACATTTTTCCTCCAGCTACTGTCTACTGTGTCAAATACAGTAACATATGTTTTGATACATGCAAACTCATAACCGAAACCTGAAGAGGAGAAACTGTAATGGATGAGTTTTTTGAAGGCTTGATGGAGGACAAAAATCCATTAGGCGAGGTCGATGAAGAAAAACTTCGAGAGCTATCAAAAAAAGTTCAAGAAGTTTGGGACGTTAACACTGAGATAGATAAACTTGAATCACAAGTTAAGTTTTTAAAACAGCAAAGGAATCGAATCACACAAGACGAAATACCGGCTCTCATGGATGAGGCAAATATGTTAATGGGACGGTTCTCAGTTGGAGAATCTGATGACCAAGTAGAACTGTCACTCAAGCCATTTGTGTCTGGGAAAATTCCAGAAGCAAATCGAGAGAAGGCGTATCAATGGTTACGTGATAATAACTTTGATTCGATTATTAAGAACGATATCACTCTATCTTTTCAAAAACATCAAGATGCAACAGCACAAAACTTGATGTTGGAATTAGAAGAGAAGGGCTATCACCCTGAATTCCGAACACATATCCACGCTCAAACATACAAAGGATTCATTCGTGAATGCCAAGAAAAGGGTATTGGGATCGATTTAGATTTGTTCGGAGCTTTTGTTGGCCGAGTCGCTGAGATTAAGAGGAAATAAAAATGAGTAAAGAAGTAGCAAATACAAAAGAAGCATTGCCAGTGGTGTCCACGGTGTTTGATCAACTTATCGAGGAAGAAGATCTAGGTCTAGACTTCAAGATAGACGAGTTAAAAATACCGTACATAGGTCAAGTGCAAATGGCCAGTAAATGTTTAATCAAGAAAAACGAAAGATACATTGAAGGCATAGAGCTTGGTGACATTTACAACAATATTACTGGACAATTTTGGAAAGGTGACGAGGGAATCAAATTCGTTGTCTGTGCTCGAGAGCGTGTATATTTGGTAAAAAACACATCACCAGAAGGTGGAACATTAGAGCAGCTACCAGAAACTGACGAGCGTGTCAGAAAATTAAAAAGCATGGGACCTAGGGGTGGCAATCAAATGCCATTGACTGAGGAGACAGAGTTATGCAAGACAGATCGTTTCTACGTTTTGATATTAGATGAAAGCGGTGCTCGTATCCCAGGGCTTTTAGAGTGTAGTAAGTCAAAACTGGCCGCCTCTGAGCAAACGATGAGTATCATGGCTAATTTAGCAAAGCACAAACGTGAGTGGACAGATGAAGAAATTTCGTTTGCCAAGAAACATGGTAAGAAAATTGACAAAGGTCAAAAGCTCACACCAGCGATGTGGACATCTGTCTGGCATTACACATCTGTAGAAGCAGTAAATAAAGACGGACGACCATATCAAAACTACAAAGTAAAATTCGATAGTCATATCCACATAACAGAGGAAAATACAGGACTTCTTAATGAGATTAAAGAGTTTGCATCCTCTGTGGTTTCTGGAGATGTTTCTTTAGCTGAAGATAATCCGACTGAAGATTCTTTACGAGAAGAGCCTGAGCA